ACGTATGTTCGTGTTAGACGTGTTGTTACAGTTGGCATTGCCATTGTTGTTGACATTGCACGCGATTGACGACGAGCCACCGGCCACAGACGAGAGCCAATAGTTAGTGCGCAGCATAAATAATGTTAAACCTCATAATATTTTATTAGAAATCAAGCGGCGCACGTTGGGACGTGGAAGACGTGTTGCTACAGTGGGCCATGCCACGGTTGCAGACAAAGCACGCGAATGACGGCGAGCCACCGGCCACAGACGAGAGCCAATAGTAAGTGCGCAGCATAATATTAAACCTCCTCTTGTTTATCTTTTTCGTTTAATATTTTGGCATTTTTAATTGCGCTTTTTAACAACGCAATTTCATCATACCATAAACTCATAATGTTAGCCATGCTCTCTATCGTCGCGGTTTTAATAACTCGCTTGATACATAAAAGCCGGCTTTCAAGTTGATAGCAATTAACTAGAGCCGAATTAAGATAACTTTTGCGAAGATTTAATTTTTCTTCTGTGGTCGGAAACGTAACACACGCCGCCATAACGTTGTCAGCTATTGAGGAAACGATTTTAATTGCGCCGTATGCGAGCATATACCGCCATGACTTTGGCACTCTTTTATCGTTCATCATATAGCGACAAACTTCTACTTGGAGCTGTTGCGCATTGACCACATATTTTATCTTTGTTTCTTTTCTATCTTTTACATAAACTTTTGACATTATTAGCCTTTCGCTTGTTTCTAAAATTAGAAGAACGGGACAAAGCCCGTTCTTCGTGTTTGAGTGTCCGCTACGCTATATGGAAAGCAAGCGGCGCACGTATGGCCGTGGAAGACGTGTTGTGACAGGAGGCAAAGCCATTGTTGCCGACACCGCACGCGATAGACGACGAGCCACCGGCCACAGACGAGAGCCAATAGGTAGTGCGCCCACTTAATAAGCGGCCGTTTTTACCGGCAGACTTAAAGATTGGCCATTGGCAATACGGGCCATAACCCTCACTATTTCCGGCTTGCTCGTTTTCACGGTTAGAGTGGATTAAACAGCCATAGGCCTCAATTTCACTCGGTGCAAACAGCTTGCCGCGATTTTCCCATTGTTGCCCGTTATCTTCAATAAGCGCACCGCTTGAAGAATAACGCTTTCCCATATATACACGTTGTTCCACCATAATTGCCTGCAAAGCGGCGCTGAACAGTTGTAAATAACCGCCGGAGCTTGCGTCATAACCGACGTTACCGATCGGGTTAGAATCTGCATTATTTACACCATTCAACACGGCAAATAATTTACTGGCGCGATACGGACAAGGCTCGCTTGCCGAGCCGTTGTTGTTATTTTCCGCATTATACTCTACTGTTTCGGCGGTTAATCCTGCCCAAATTGTCAAATGATTAGGCATTACCGGGCTTTGGTCACCACAGTCTTTATAGAGGTTAATACCGGCAATAATACATTTGCGGTTTGTGGCAGCTACACTCTTGGTCGCAACAGTGCCGGCAGAACATTGATCATAGAAATAATCAAACGGATAAATACCGGTAAAGTTGCCGGCTTGGCAACGCGCATGCAACCACGCCGCAACGTTATCATATCCGGCAATCTCAGCCGCAAATTTTTCCTCTAAGTTTGTGCCGGCATAAACGCCTTGCGCAATTTGCTCGGCAATTCGCGCCTCTTTTACAAAGTCAAGCAAACTATTCCACGCGGTTACGCCGTCGCCGATTTTAAGGCTCTTGTTTGTGCTGTCATAGCCAAGCTCACCGCTTGCTAATATCGGGTTTTCAGCCGCCCACTCGGCCGCTGTCCCTTGTCTGATTTGAATTTTTTTACTCATGATTTCAATTCCTTTTAATTAAAAGTTAATCAAAAATAAAGACGGCATTACCACCGTCTATGGTTTCCTCAAACTCGGTTGTATCGGGCGCGCCGCCGTCTATAACCTCGTCAAATGAGGCCGTGCTCGCAAAACCGCCGAAAATAATTTTTCCAATAGATCGCAGATACTCTAACATCGTCAGCACTGCGCCGAGATTGTTGCCGAGCAATTTGACAAGTGAAAAATTATTGATAACGTCCTTAAATTCCGGGGTGTTGATTTCTTCATCAACCTTTAGGATATTTGCGCTAATTTCAGCCGCTTGCTTTATATCGCCAATACTATCGGCGATTGTTTTACCGTCTTCGGTAAATTGGTTGGGGTAGGTTGTTGCCGGCGCACCGCCGTCTATGATTTCTTCAAATTCGGTTGTATCGGCACCACCGCCATATATAACTTCATCAATATACGCATTATTGACATAGCCACCAAATATATCGCCGTTGTAGGTTTCTACCATGCGCCCCATGGCAACTACCGGCTCAATATTTTTGGCGATTTTATCAACGCTTTCCATGTTTTCGGCGGTGCGGCTTATGCCGTCCATATTATTAACCACCGTTTTAATACTTTCGCTGTTTAGTAGGGTTTCAGCCGTTGCCACCGTTACGCTTTCGGCTGTTTGCGCTGCCGTTTGCGAAAGCTCTGCCGCCGCAGCGCTTAACGCTGATTCTTGGCTCGCGGCCAAACTCAAAGCTGCGGCACTTTCTGCGTCAGCTTTAGCACCCAACGCGCCGGTGTAAGCGTTTTCTATGGTTTGGATATTTTCGGCAAGCGTGTGCGCGTCATCAACAAATTGCGACGAGTATGTGCTTGACGGCGTTCCACCGTCTATGACCTCGTCAAATTCGTCCGTGTCGGGCGCGCCGCCGTCTATAACCTCATAAAAATCGGTGCTGTTCGCATAGCCGCCGAAAATGCGCGTTGTGCTATCAGCATGCTCCACCGCACGCGCTAAAATACTTATAGCAGATATACGCGCGGCGTTTGTTTCTATTGCCGTAATATGCCGGCCGGCTGCATTAACATTCGCAATATTATCTGCAACCTTTTTGAAATTCTGATTACCAAGCAAATTATTAGCGGTTGTGTTGGTTGCTGTTTCCGCCGCTTGCGCCGCCGTTTTGGAAAAATCCGCAGCGGTTGCGCTTGCTGCCGCGGCGGTTGCTGAGTTCGCTGCGGCGGTTGCGTTTTCGTAAGCACTTAAAACCGCCTCTATATTATTGGCGACTGTTTCAATTTTGCTTGACGCGGCCTCTAAATCGCTTGCCACAGTTAAAACATGTTCTAATTGTTGCGACACATTTCTAACGTGGTTTGTATTATTACCGGTATTAACAATTTGATTTCTGATCCCGGCAAGCGTGGCAATGTCCTCAGCAAGCGTCGTCGCTAATAAATTGATATTGGCAATGTATTGATAAACTGTGCTAACCTTTTCAATATTGCTTGATACCGTGTTGACTTTCGTCATATTATCGGCGACTATTTTAATTTTGCTCGCCTCATCAGTCAAATCGGCGGCAAGCGCATTAACGTTGGCGATATACTGCGCCACGGTTTTAATTTCAGCGATATTGCGTGCGTCTGCACTAACGTCAGACATATTATCAACAACAGTCTTAATGTAGCTTGATACGTCCGCCAAATCGGCAGCAATCGCATTAACATTGTTGATATATTGCGCAACTTTTTTGATGTCGCTAATATTTAACGCGTCGGTGTTAATATCGGCCATATTGTCAACGACTGTTTCAATTTTGCTTGACGCGGCTGCCAAATCGGCAGCAATGGCGCTAATGTCGGCTATATATGTTGAAACGGTATCGACTTTGTTAATATTTGTTGAAACCGTGTCGACCGCAGCCATATTGTTGGCGACCGTTTTAACCTTACTTGACACCGCCGCCAAATCATTCGCCAGGGCGTTGATATTGGCAATGTATTGTGCTACAATATTAACATTGGCAATATTTTCCGCGTCAGTTGCCACACTTTCAATATTGTTAAATACTGTTTTAATCTTACTTGACACCGCGGCCAAATCAGTCGCCACAAGAACTAAAGCCTCGTTTGTGATAGCCGCCTCAGCGTATTCTTTTGCCGCTTGTGCTGCGTTTTTATAGCCTAAAGCGTCGGAGGCGGATCCTGCTGCCGCGGTTGCTGAACTTGCCGCCGCAGTCGCTGAGTTCGCTGCGGCTGTTTTACTGCCGGTGGCATTATCAACTAAGCCTTGCATTTCCGTGCGAAAATCAGCTAATATCTGTTCCGGCAAACGCGGATCTGAAATTGCCGTTTTAACACAACGGTCCAATATCTCTTTAAATTGCTTAATCAGCGCAACAACTCGGTCAAAAGAGGCCTCTATCGTTTGCGCCGGCATATCGGCAAAATCTTCTAAATCTAACTCTTGGGAAATCGGCAGCGCGTAAACAATCGTTAATCTTTGGCCGCTTGTCGGCGCAACGGTTGTTGTTAGTGTGCCGTTAGGCTGCCCGGCGGCGGTTGTGGTGAAGTCCACATCTTCAACTAATTGCACTTCGTTATTGCCGTCAGTATCAGCTAAATAAACAGAAATTTGCTTTTTCCCGTTGGCGTCAGCAAAGTATCTGAAAGGTATCGGAAAGTTAATTGTTACACCGTCGCCCGTATATGCCACGCGAACGGGTGCGTCTGCAGGTATCGTCATCTTCTTTACTCCAAAAGGTTACACAAAAAGCGGCGGCCTTTTGAGCCACCGCTTAACATTCAATGAAAACACAATAATATTTTAGGAGAATCCTTTAATCGTCACCCTGGTCCAAAACATAAGGCGACCAACCAAGCCATAAAAGCAATTCCTTAAAATACTCGCCATAATAAGCATACTCGCCGGCATTCGTCGCAACGTCTTTTATGTATTTTAATGGTAAGCCGGTTAATTCGCCGGCCGGTTTAATAACTCCGCCCACGAGGTCAAAGAAAGATATATCGTCGTTTCTGTATTTAACTATTTGATTAAATAAATCCTCGCCGGAACCCCAAAACGGCACCAAGTCACGCACACTCATACGCGCCTTGCGTAAATTATCTTCGGTGAATATCATATTGTAGATGTTTTCTAAAACCTTATTTAAGATAAACCAACCGTTAAGGGAGCCTAAAACGGCAGCGCGTATGTCATTATCCTTATCAAATTTAAAGCCGTCGCTAACCACTTGAAACAGCACCGGTAATAATACATGATAAATAAAAAGTGTCTTCGCCGCTTGTTTTTTATCCATACGCCCGGTTGCTAGTCCTCTTATCGCGTTAATCTCTTTTCTCAAATATTGGTTTTGTGAACTCGTGAACATGGTAAACATACGCCAAAATTGATTGTTTTGCATAAAACTTTGTTGACTTAGGCGGCCGCTTTGCTGAGTTTCGTCTGTTACACACTCAAACGTTTCAAGTGCTTTGGCTTTTGCGTCTGCCTCAGTCATGCCTTTAGCGAGATTTTTCTTTAACTCAGATTTATATAATGCCCAACCGCCCATATATATTGCACCGCGGTCGCCCATTTTAATATTCCACATTAAGAAGTCGTCCCACTTAATGGCTTGGTATAAATCTTTAACGCTTTTAATGTCTTTAACAGATTTTTGCATATCTTTGAGCAATTTGGTTTTACTTAATTGATCAAAGTCACGGATAATGTCAACACCTCTTGTTTGCATTAACGTTGTATTACCTAGTGTTTCTATCGCCTCTTTCGGATTTTTGAAAAAGTCGGCCAAACCACTCGCAAAATCTTTTATATCGGTATGCTCCCAATAAGCCGGAAACGAGGTTAATTGTTTAATCATTAGCGCCGGTTTTAATGCGAGCACAGATTTTGCATAACGTGCGCGAACGCGGTTAATACTTGCCATAAAGCCGTCAAGTTTATCATTGCCATTATTGGCAAAATTGCTTATTTCATCAGATATGCGCGCATTGGCTTTATTTCCCCATATACCGGCAATAACTTCCTTAATATGTGTATCACACAAAACAGCGTTAATATCGCGCAGTTTATCCATATAGCCCATATAGTGATTTTGTTTATTGATATACTGGTTAAGCGTCTTAAACGCACCTTTAATATTGATGACTGCAGTCCCGGCTTGTGCGACTCTTTGCTTTGCGCCGGAAAAGCTGACATATCCCGTTGTTGATAAATCGTCAATATCAACACCCTTAATTTTCATAGCGCGCGGCGTGTAATATTTAGTTTTGCCTAAACTCATGCCGTAATGTTCTTCATAAAAGGCGTTAAATACCGTGTAATTTTCATCATAAAATTTGAAAATTGCGTCAGCCACCGCTAAATCGTCGGCATTAAGCTCTTTATAAACCGCCGCCAAAAAACTTTCGTTGTATTGGTTTTCAGGATCGGCAACCATAATGTCACGCGTGTCTTTATCCTTAGCTTTCATGTAAATATCAATTAGCTGATCTTTTGTGAAAGTTCGCGAAAACGCAATATATTTACGACGCTTAGGATCCTTTTCTTTTGGATTTTTAGCACCTTGCCACTCTATTGTGCGTTTTTCTTCAAGCGTATTCATATATTTTGTAACCGTAATTCCGCTATTATCCGGACCGTTTAAGGCGTCTGTTATCTTTTGCGATATGCTTTCGCTATCTCTTTTAACGCCGGCATATTTCTTTTGCTCTGCCTCAAACATATCAAGCATTTTGCTTAATTCGCTTTGCCCGGTTTTAGAACTTTTATCGTTCATTGAGAGCATATCTAATATACCTTGCCAGGCTTGTTGGCTCATACCCCAACGGTTGATAGCTTGCCGAATTTTATTAAAACGTGGATCCGTAAAACTATTGCCGTTAATGGTTATGGTGTTATTTTCCACGCGGTAATTGATATTTCCGTTATTTGTCATTACGTTTTCGGCGGTTTCGCGCATTTGTTCAAGTCGGCGGCGTTTAACTTCGCCAGTTATCTTATCAGTTAAGCGCCCCATATTATAAGCCTCGCTAATTCCCTCATAGAGATTTAGCAATTCCTGGTTGCTGATGTCGCCGATTGCGTATGAGAGCAGGCGATTTTCAAAAACAATTTTTTCAATGTCAACCGCGCCGCCCTCTTTCATTTGTTTATCAATAAGCGCGGCGTTTTCTTGCCGTTTTTGTTTCGCCTCCTGTTTTTCAAGTGCGATTAGCTCTCTAAAGTGCGCCAGGGTATCATTGAGCTGTTTATCGCTAAATCTGCCAACGAGCTTGCCGCCCTGAGTGCGCGGCTCACTCCATTTAAGCAAGCGTTCAATTCGCTTTTTAAGCGCTGTTTTATCAAAGTTTAGTCCTTCTAACTGCCCTTTGAATATTTTATAATCCCATTCGGTCAAAGTTTCATGGTGGATATGATTGCTTTTTTCGGCCTGTTTAATCATTTCCACAAACCCGGCGGCGTCCATTTCGCCGAGCTGTAATTTACGGATTGTATTTTGCATTTCTTCTTTGCTTATTTTGCCGTCGTGCAAAAGCTGCATGGCTTTTGTAATAAACCAACCCGATATATAACCGCGATTAAGCGACGACTGCATTTTTATTTCACTCATTTGTAAAGCAAAATCAAGCGATCGACCGCCGAGCATATCATCAAAAAACTGCCGTATATCGTCGTTTATCTTTACCCCGGCTAAACGCGCAAGCTCATTTTTAAGGTTACTGATCCAACGCTTAAAGCTTTCAAATACGCCTTTTAAGACTTGATTAGGCGCTTTGCCCTCTATCAGATAAAGTTCAAACGAGTTAGTAAAATACTCATGCATAGCCTCAGTAATATTGCCGTCTTCTGCACCGACATATTTATAAACTGCGTCAAGCATTTCGGCGATTTTCGGATTATCGCTAAAGCTCTGTAATGTATCTAAAAAGTAGTGTCCGAGTTCGTGAACGAGTGTTGAAGCGTCCGCATTTTCAAACAGATAAACCACACCGTTTTTATATGCGCCGCGCGGCGGCGGATTAGTTTTGCCGCTGCTTATTGTTATTGCATTTGAAAAGTCTTTAGGTGGTGTGTCCTCCGTATTTAATTTTGAAGAATCTAGCGCAATAGATTCGTCTATTGTTTCCATTATAGCCTGTTTTTCAGACATACCGGCGGCAAGTTTCTTCTGATATGTTTCTTTTTCAAAATCATTTTTGACTTGATTAGACTTAACTCTTTCTACCGACAAATCGCCAAAACGCTCTTGCCAGTCTTTTTCTATCTCGTTGGCTGATTTAATACTCGGGGTTTCTTGATAAAACTTTTGGATAACTTTAACGTCCTTAGGGTTAAAGATAACAAAACACCTGCCGTCTTGTCTACCGTTATAGGTAATACCTTTAATGCCGTGCTTTTCTAGCAACTCAGAGGCGGCTTTATCCGAACCATAAGCTTTTGATAGCGCACCATATATTTCGCTGCCTAAAAACTGTATTTCTTTCACGCGTTCAATACCCATTTTGGGGTATTCTTTCAAATACTCTTTAGGAAGATTTGAAAATATCTTTTCTAATTTCTGCTTAACATACTCACTTTGCTCATCAAAAGATTTTTGTTCATCAAGCAAATAGGGATTCTCCGGTAAATCCACTTCAAACACTTGCCCCTCAGATTTTTTGACCTCAAATTTATCAAGATCAAGACTTTTAAGTAGCTCCCAATCTTCAAGTTGGTTTTGTTTTTCCCTTAAAAAAGGTTGCATGTGTTCCTTGATACGCTCTTTAATTAGAGCAACAGAGTTTTTTTGCCCAGTTTGTTTTGCTCTTGTCGCTGAGGCTTTAACTAGGGATTCAAAGCGATATTTATCCTCAGTTACGCCGTCTAAAAATTCCTTAATAGACATTTTAGGTTTGTCGTCAATACGCTTTATTTCTCTTTCACAAGCGTCAATAATCCATTGTTCTCTATATTCATTACCGCGCGCAATAAAATCCTTTATTTGTCTTTTAAGTGGCTCAGGATTGCCTTTTGAGGCTTCGTATAACTCATGTCCGCCGAGTATAGCCTCTAAATTGTTAGCTCTGCTAGAGGCTATACGCTCACCGTTCTGTATAAAATCATAGTCCCACCGCTTATTTGCAAGGTGTTCTCTATATCTCTTATCAGCAACATCATAGCTGGCGGTGTAATATAGCCCGTAACCATGAGCCTGCGCTCCCTCACCACTACCGATTTTTTCAAGGCTAAACTCGCCGCCCTCTAAATCACTTCTAGGCATACCATGAAAAGCCGGTTGAAAAAATGCAAAGTCACCCTCATCGTCATAGGTGGCACCGTCCTCAAATTCTTTGGTGCGGTTTGTTTCGTATTCTTTTGCCCATTTGTCCGACGCGTCATTATAAGCTTTTCTCGCCTCGTCCGCTGTCATATCACGATAATCAATGCCTAACATATTAAATTGCTCAGCAAGGCTTTCCACATCTTCGGCAAGCGTGCTTTTTATACCCTCTTGATATTGATAATGTTTATTTCCGGAAAGCTCATCGCGAATCGCCTCTTGCAATTCATCGACCGACGGGCGTTCCGTCTTTTCAGGAAAATATCCGTGTTCCCATGCGGCAAGCGCCATATCATCAATACTTTTGCCATTTTTATTATTGATAAGCCCGATATATTGCTTTTGCGCGTCCATAGCCTTTAAATCACCGCCGACATCTTTTAGGCCGCCGTTCTTTTTTAAGAAAGCGAGCAAACTCGGACCCTTGTCGGCTTTCTTTTTTGTTCCTCGCAATAATTTCGGATTAACTAACGCCTCAAATACGTCTATATCTTCTTTATTTTTAGCCGGCTTAATTTCGCCCGATTTAACTTTCTTTTGCCGGATACTTTCAGATATAGCAACACTCTTTTCAATTTCAGCGATAGCCTCCGCCGGTGTGCGGTCATTAAACCATTGCGCTGAATTTTCAGCATTAAACTTTTCTTTTTTCAAATTACCGTATCTTGCACGTTTGGCCAAAAGTTTATGCAGTTTCTTTTTATCCGCCGGAGTATAACTTTCCGGCGCAGTATTTAAGATATTGTTAATATGCTCTTGTCGTTCATTATATAAATTGCGCGGCGTGATATTCCCCTCAAAATCAATAAACTTCTGCCGAATAACATCAAACCCTTTTTGTTGCCGTAGTTCTTCGGCTTTAATACCCAACGACCGTGCGGTTTGTATATCAAACGCCGCCGCAAGTCGTGCCGCCTTATCAGCCTGGCTGTCACTAATTCCGGCGGAAGTGTATTTATCGAAATATTCAAGGTAAGAATCGTTAAACTGGTTTCTAATATCGATATACCCGAGGGCAATATCTATGGTGCGGTCAATTTGTTCGTCCGCCATTTTGTATTTTTCTTTAAGCATTGCTCTTGTTTGCGGCGCAATTTGTTCAGCCGTCAGCCCGTCCGGCATAACGTCGGGGTGCGTTTCCTTTTCGTAAATCTCATTCAGCTCTTGTTCATAGCCTGTGCTTTCTTGAAATAATGCCTCTTGTATCGCGTCAGCCGTAATTTGCGCCTCCTCGTCGCTAAGCTCCGGCGTTTGCTGCTTAAACACTTTAGCCATTTTAGCATTGGTTTTGGATAAAGCCGCGTCTTGACTCGCCACATACGCCTTAATCTTATCATTTGCAGATTTAATATTGCGGTTATGTATAGACACGCCGACTGTTGCCATACCTCCACCGGGCAGACCGCCAACAAAAAACGACATCAACGAATCTCTGATAATATCGCTTGCGCTGTTATCCGCCGCGCCGGTGATATTTTCCCAAATCTGCCCTAATGCCTCTTGTGATAATTCCTCGCCGCCCTCGGTCATATAGCCTTTAACAAACGCACCTAAAACGCTTTCGGTATGCCGTGAGCCGATTTTCTTTAGCGCTATTTTACCGGTGGCAGATTGTAACATTTTTGCGGTTGCAGAGGCTAAAACTCTGTTGCCGAGTTCCTTTATCGGCTTAAATTTTGACACGCCTAAAAGTATTTTATCACCAATAAGCTCGACGCCGCCCTCGATAGCGCCGGCAATTTTAGCATTGAATATCGCGTCTTCGGCGTTCATACCGGCCGCGGTCGCTTTGTCAAAATACTCAGCGTTTTTCATCAGCCCGTATAATGTCGCGATAGATCCTGCAGCGACGGTTGGATTTTTGGTCACGACCGCGGCGACGCCGGTTTCAACAACGCTTGTTGTCGCGCCGCCAAATTGCACCATAAATTTATCAATACTATCCATTTGATTATCGGGGCGTAAAACATTTGCCGCAAATTGAAATTTATCTTTAACGCGTGCACGCAAGCTTTCTATATAGTGTAACCGTTCTTCTTCTTTGGCTAAAATTAGACGTTTTTCATCTTCGCTTAATTCTCTTAAATTACGCCACCAGTTTTTCAGCTTATACGTTCCCTTTGCCGGTAGGCCTAAAATCGGTATTTCTGAGGCGGCTTTTTCATAATAATTGCCGCGATCCGAAAAGTCGCCTTTTCTCATTTTTTCTACGCGTTCGTAATTATCTTGATAGCGATAGGCTTTCTCTATAGCCGTATCAGCAAGCGAGCCGGCGTGCTCTACAATACCGCGGTTAATACTGTTAATTGTTTCCTCCATGCTCTCGCCAACAACGTCCACGCCATAAGCAATTTTGCCAAGATAATCCGATTTGTTTGCGCCTTTTGTTTGCGTGTCAATAGCAAACTGCACATCTCTGCCGTCCATAGTCACCGGTGCATTGTAAATTTGTCCGTCGCGCGCGTCCATGACCGACTGGGTTGTTTGAGTCGCCTCAAATATTTCATTTAATTCGCTTTCAGTCGGCGCCACGTCCCCGGTAATTTTCAGCGTTCTGCCGTCCGGCGCAGTAATTCTAAATTCAGTCATTAACGATCTCCACTTTATACTTGCCTACGTTGAAAACGCCGGTTTGTTTAATAGGCGTTCCTTGTTTTGAGTTTTCAATATTGCCGGTGTTACGCACAAGTTTACCGCCGTCGGCAATAGCATTCGGCTGTTTTTCCGGTGTTAAATTCAATAATTCTCTGTATTTTTGCGCATTAAAATATCTTGTTGTTATATCTTGTGCATTTTGGAATATCGCGCGTTTTTTACTTTCGCTTAATTTATCTACATCATCAACACTATTTATACCGTTAGCGCGCAGCACTTCTTTTAAATTGTCGTAATAGGCTTGGTAATATCTGACTTTAGTTCTTATATGGTTAGTGTAGGCAGTTGATTCGTCTTTTGATAATTTTTTCCCTTTGTTAAACTTTTCTTCAATTCTTTGTATATCCGCAGACTTTTCATTATCTAAATAATTTTTTACCTCTTTCAAACCTATATCGCCGCTAAACAGCCCGGGCGCGTCAACGGTTAATTTATCCATTTGCGTTGCCCAAGCGTTATTTAACGGCATAAGTATCTCGTCAAATACCTTTTTACCGTCCGCTTTTGTAATAGCGCCGACGGACATTGCTTTAAACATTTTGTTTTGCAACTGTTGAAAATCTTTTGGCGTCGCATTTGGTTTGGCCGTAATCTCAGCTAATTCATCATAAAAGTTTTGTTGAATAATAGCCTTTTGGCTATCGTCTAGTTTCATAGCCTTGCCGTATCCATTCAAACCTTTAATGAGCTGTTGATATTCTTTTGTTGCGTTTTTAGGCATACGCGCGGAAATTTGTGCTAGGCTTAAATTTTGCGAATAGCTTACATTAAATAAATCGTATTCGTCAGAGAGTTGGTTAAATGTATTTAAATATTCGTTTTGCTCGCGGATACTCTTAATTTTACTTGTTGCATATTCTTTAAGCATTTTCTTTTCGTTTTCGTCTTTGACGCCAGTCAGCATATTATCAAGCGTGGTTGATATTTGTTCGTCGCTCCACTCGTCCGGCGCAGACGAGGCAAAATAATCCAACTGCGCGGCGCGTTTCTTTTTTTCGTATTCGTCCCACTCTAACTGATGTTCAAATTGCGAGATTGAGCCGTTTGCGAGCATACTGTCTAAATCTTTTTTAACCCGATTATCCAACTCGGCAATATACGCCGGATCTGCCCCGGCGGCCTTTTCAGCAATTAAATCACGATCGCGTTTAGCACGCACACGGTTTTCGCTTTGTATATCCTTTGTAATGTTAAAAGTTAAATCAAGTTCAGCCTTTTTATCGTCAAGTGCGACCGCGGTTTTATAGTCTTCGGCAAACCGGCCGTCTATATTTTGGCCATACTTTTTATTTATCTTAGCCATTTCTTTATCATAAAAAGCTTTCCTCGCTCTCGGCTCGGCAATTAAATTGGCGCGCCGCAATGCGTCTGCCTGATCCATACTTCTGTTGCTTAAATCCTCTTTCATATCCCGACCGGCGGCCTCATAATCTGCTTTTGCGTAAACATTTAAGAGTTTGTCGCCGAGTTCAGTAAAATTATTCATTAACGCTGCTGCGCCGTCATACTCTTTAATATTCGGCTGATTAGGATTTTTTAACGCAGGATTAGCCAATACTTTGCGATCATAAGTGTTATTCATTTCCATTGTCGCCGCCTCCAAATAAACCTTTTAACCAACCGCCGGCCTCGCCCGTGCCGAGTGCGCCGGTGGCGCCGCTGAAAAATGCATTAAGCCAACGGTTTTTCTTTGCTTTTTTTGCATTTTTTAACATTTGATTTGCCTCATAACGCGCCTTTTGTGCCTCATACATTGTCGCCACATAAGCGCTATGGTTGTTAAACCGTTCAATTAAAGCGTCCATAGCCGCCTCTTGCTCAGAGCGCATTTGAACGTCAATTAAAGTGCCGCCGGTTAATCCGCTGCCGGCAGTCCTGGATCTTAACTGCGATAATTCCAAATCTCTTTGCTTGCGCGCCATATCTTCATTATAAGCGTCGGCTGACGAGCGCATTTTGGCGTTTGTTTCCAAAACGCTTGCCTCTAATTTTTTAAGTGCCGCGTTTTGCTTTAATTGCTTAATTTCCGCATTTTGTTGCGTAAACGAATTAAAAGCGTTCAAAGCAAAGCTCGCCGCCATAACTATAGGTGCCGTCATGTCTTTATTCCCCTAATAGATTTCAAACTCGTAAATCATTGCTTGCAAGATAAACGGAAACGGTCTGTCTTGCACAAAAATTATGCGTTCGCTTTCGCGGTGCGTGCCGCTAAAATGTTCAAGTTCCGTATCGCCGGAAAACAGCGGTATCGGATCGCCTAATTTGTCTTTACCGGTGCGCCGTAGCACGTCGTGCAAATTATCCATACTTTCGCCAACTTTACCACCTAAAGAATTACAAACTCTAAACCCGACACCATTAACGCGTTTTACTCTGCCTCTCGCACTCGTTTCGCCGTCGCTTTCCATAGAGTTTGGTATAATCACGCCCTTATACGGTAAGCCGATAATGGCGATTTTGGAGGGATATTGCAACGTAACGGTCCAATGGCCATTGACAAGTTTAACCTCTTGCGGCGGCTCCAAGCCTCCCTCCGAAACAATACTCACCGTCCGGCCGGCTAAATGGTCAAGCCCGACGCTAATTGCGTCAAATTCAACGTTTGAGGTGTAAACGTTTGAGGCGTCCAAATAACAAGCCTCTTTTTGGATTTCCTTTAAGGCGAGGCGGCAATAGTCGTTGTATTCCGCGTCAGATCCAAAGTCGGCCAAAGTTTTTGAGAAAAACCCTTGAAAAGGATTTTGTAAAAACTCTATGCTATAATAATCTTCTTCAACCTCGTTAATAACTCGTTTACGTTTTACGCATAGCGCCAAGTTTGTGCTATCGCTTGCAATACTGATTATTTCGCCGTCGGTTTTAAGCCTATACCAAGCTAAACCCTCTTGCTCGGGATCATACATACAACACGAAAGCGCGCCGTTCTCTTTTAAGCAATAAATCACGTCAAATGGCTCTTTGATATGCACCATATCAATAATACCCTCTACAAGGATATGTTTTGCAAACCTCTGTATGCTGTCGCTATCATATTGATAGGCATTTGTGTCATATTCAAGCGTCTTTAAGCTTTTACCGGTAATATCGGAAAATATGAATCTTTGCCCTAAGCGCACCGGCTGAATGGCCGCGCATGCGTCGCGTGTTTGTTCATAACTCCGGCAGTTAGAAACATAAAACAGATCTGCCGTGTTGCTTTCGCCTAATGCCACAACATTAACGTCGGTGCCGATAATTAAATCTTTTCCGCTTTCGGTCCATTGCGCTTTGCCGACAGATATGCCGGAAGATATATCAAACGCAAAGCCTGTTTCGTAGGTTATCGCGCCGCCGTCATACTCGGCAAAACTCTCAAAATCATCTTTCCAGGATAGCCACGCCCTGGATCCACGCATAACGCACAGGCGCTCACGGTGAAAGCAGCCGCATGTAGGGTAGCCGTATTCTTCGCACCAACTGCCGAATTTATACCGCCACGTTGCGCGGTCATTACCGACTGCCGCCCATGGAAACGGCAACAATGTTTTAACAATGCAACTTAAACCGTCTTGCGCCACACTTAATATTTTACCTATACCAAAGCCGCAGTCCTCGTATGCCCATTTTATTTTGCCGTCCGAAACGTCACCCTCTAAGTGTGTCGGGGTGGTGTTGCCGGTTGTGCCTCCGGCAAGAGCACGGTAGGTGCGGTGATTGCTAACAATTCTTTCACCGGCTGTAACTGTTTTGCCCTCGGACCATTGAAAAATACTGTCATAATTTACCGGCATAACCCAAAACAGCGCGCCCAAATGGCCGGTTTTAAATAACGGAGTTGTGCCGGTGGTTGTAATGGTCACTTCGTCGCCGGTTTGTGCGCTAACATAAACACGGCTGTCGTGGTCGCGATTCATATTCTCAAAACCGCCGTCCTCGCCATATTCGACCGTTGCAAATGAAAAACTGCCATTTGCATTGCGCTCTAAGCGCTGCACGGGATATTTTTTTGATGTATTAAATAAATAAATTAAATCGCCGGATTGCGCCTTTTTAATTGCCGGTTTGCCCTCGTCGTCCCATAAGTCAATTAAAGCATAAGGTGTTGTAACTTCTAAAGGCTCGTCGTTACTATCAACAAGCAATTGCTCATTTCTGTAAAATCTTGCGTAATGTTCGCCAAATTCAATAATGTATGTATCTAATTCGTTGTAACAAAAATCCACCAATAGCGTGCGTGTGTTATTTTTAGCTTGCCCGGCATGACTCATGCCACCACGAAAATATGCCGCGCCCTGGATTGTTAAAATCCAGTTATCAAGCACAGTAAAGCCGCCATTAACTTTTGGTATATCGTCGCGGCCATATAGATCGGGGCTTATCTCGCCGGTATTAAAAGCTCTGATTACTCTTTTTTGCGCCATGGTAAACCTCTAAATAAATTCAATTTTACGCGCTCTTAACCAGTTTCCCGTTGGTTTCGGGCGCGCCGGTGTTTCTATTGCTTGTGCTTGCAGGGCTAAATCTATTGCGTCGTCACGCATTTTAAGCATTCTACCGAGCAGCGATTCGTCTTGCTTAATTCGGTGGCAGCAGTCTATTGCAATATCCCAAGCCAAAACGTCGCAAAAATTCGCGTCATAGCTCGTCACATTGTCGTTTCTGTATTTGTATTCAACGTGTAGCGGCGGCTCAAACTTCGTATAAATTACATTGCCGCGGATTTTATAAGGCGGATTTTCATGCTCTATGCGTTCCGTTCCCGAATAGCCGGTTATCATACCGTTAATGCTGATTATACCTAAACAGTCTGCCGGTAATGCATAAACGTATTGCTTTTCGTTATACACGGGATTAACAATCATCTCTTTAAATGCGAAAGTATCTTCTTTTATGCAACACGCCCAATTATATGACCTTATCAATTTATCGCGAATAATCGGATAAGCGGCCGTCATTTCAGAAATTGCGTTGGTAGCACTTTCGGTTGAAATGCCGCGCTTTTCGCCCAAACGTCTTGCTGCGATATTGATAATATCTAAAATCTGATTACATGTTGCAACCATAGTTTTACCCCTTATTAAAATTAAATAGGGCGGCATATTACCGCCCTATGTTTAAGCGTTGTCAGATGTATTTTTACCGTCGTCAGCGGCGGCGTTGCCGTTATCGCTTGCGCCGGTTTCTTCCTCGCCGGTGTTATCCGGCAAGTTAGGTTGTGCCAGTTTTTCCTCTATTCTTTGTTTTAATAGCGGAATACCGCACAAATGCCAATTCGGAATACCTAAATCGCGAGCTTTGTTTCTTAAAGTCATTTCGTCCTCGTCATCAAAGTTCTGCGCTTTGTTTTCCTCATCAGCGTCCTCGACCTCAGTTTTACCGTCGTCAGCGGCGGCGTTGCCGTTATCGCTTGCGCCGGTTTCTTCCTCGCCGGTGTTATCCGGAAAGTTAGGCTGTGCTGCAGGCTGAACTTTTGGCTCTGATACGTTTTCAATGCATTCAAAGTTGTGGTTACTGAAATTCGGCTGTTCCTCAATTACAGTCCCCTCGGGTATATACTTAAAATCCTTGTAAGTATCTACCTTTGCCCTATATTTAACCATGTTGCACCTACCTATCTAACGTAAGGGATAACTTTAACCTTTCCGCTTAAACCGCTGGAGGTGAGAGCTACTTTTGCAAAGAGTTCAGTATAAGAACAGAATCCCAATTCGCAGATTGTATCGCCCTCGTTAAAGGTTGTCGCTGCCGTAAATGTATGCTGAGAAGACAAGCCGGTATTTTCATAAGTGCCGCTAAATGTAGCGCATTCGGTTGCCGTTAATTTAACATAACCCTCAGCGGTTACACTTGCGCCGCCGGCTCCGGCAACGCAACGGGCATAAACACAACCACCGGCGCCGCCGACTTGAACTGCACGCGTGGCAGAAATGGATCCGCTTGCGTTTGCTTCATCAATAAAATTTTCACCATAAAAACCGATTTTCATAGTCGTTTTCCTTTTTGTCTGAAAGTTAAAAAATAAGGGGTTTATTGCTAAACCCCTTTTAACAACCTACGCCCACGGCATAGTTGTATTGCTTTCGGTGCCGCGTAACATTGTTTCGGTGCCGATAATCTTAATTCCTTGCCAATCGTCAATACGAGAGTCAAGAGTTCTATCCTCGTTACCAACGCGGATTGCCGGAAACTTTAATCTGCCGAGTTTGGTTTGCATGCCGCGCGCCATAACAAGAACAGTATCAGCAGGAGAGGCATGAATTGCGTCAAGCAAATCGTCCAACATATCTGCCGTAACCATTTTGCCCTCAGCTTTCGGATCAATATTGAAAATACCGCCTAAATACTTTGGCATAGCTACTTGATAGCCGATATAAGCTTTCCACGCAGCCTCAAACCCTGCCTTGCCGGAGTTTTGACCACTTGCGATTTTATGCAACTCGCCGCCGTTATACCACTCCATAGTCATTAACTCGTTTTTATTCTTGCCGATTGGCGAATAAAAACCGCAGTTACCCTCTGCCTCTTGCCTAATTGCGAAAATAGACCAGTTGGCATTTGATGAGCCTCCGGCGTTAATCATTGTGCGTTTGCCCTCATCTGAGCCGACAAGTTTATTATATTGCCACATCTTTTTATAAAGAACTTCGTAAATGAAGTGCAGCTCGGTCGCTTGTCCGGCTTTATTTAAGATAATCGGCGTGCGTTTTGCAAAATATCTTTCAGCTGCTTGTCCGCCGTCAGTGGTAGAGCCGTCACAAAGTAACAATGCTCTTTCTTCGGACACACTCATATCACCGGCAATAATACCGACATCTTCTTGCTTAATAATGCTTTTAATATCCATTTCAACGTTCGGGGCATTAAATTCGCGGAAACCTGCACCGGTAACGTCGGTGACTTCCTCAAATTTGTTAAACAGCCCGTGCACGCTTTTAATCCAAGGCACACAACCTAAAAATCTCGTTTCTTTCATTAAAGTATTAACGAGCTTTTGCTGTGTGGCTGAATATTTAAGAGCAATCTGCTGTAAAGTATCATTATCCATAGTTAATATCCTTTAAAAAATAGGGCTGTTGCCCTTGGTTAAAATTTCGGTTATCCCTGCAGTCTTTTTCTGCGAATATAACCGTTAAGGTCTTCCTCTGCGTTGCTGCCGTTTGTTCCGTTTACGTCAGAATGATCAGACGTCAACTTTCCGGCGATCATTAGCAAAGTAAGAGCCGTTTCTGTGCCGATAGCCTCGGCCATGCCTCGCAAACCGTCTTTATCAATTTGCAAGATTTCTGCGCCGCGATTAACGAGGTCGGTGTTGGCTTTCATTTGTTCGCCCCAACTTTCTTGAACCTTTTTAACTTCGTTCGCGTGTAATTCTTTTTCTGCCTTGTCGTCTTCTGCTAATTTCTCGGTCAACTTTTCGGCAACCATTTTGGCGGCAATACTGTCTAATTGGCAGCTATGCAAAAAATTAGCTAAATTCTTCTGTTCGTCCGTGTCCATCGGCAAACCGTAGCCCTCCGCCTTTTCAGGATATCCGCATGCTTGACGAAATTTAAGCACTGCCTCCTTATCGGAGCCGTCCGGATAAATTAAACCCCCGATTTTGTTATCAGGGGTTTTGGTTTCGGGTGTTGTTGTTTCTGTCGGTTTAGTTTCTGTTTCGGGCGCCGATGTTTGGGTTTCGGCCACAGCGCCCTCGGTTTCGGGGGTGCTTATTTCTTCAGTCATATTTTGCATATTGATATACTCCTATTCATATTGTTTCACGATTTGTTCAAGCGGCGTATTGATAAAGTATTCAATTCTTTGCAATACCGAGGCTCTGCCGCTTTGCACCATAATCTTGTTAACATCAAGGTCCTTAATCTGCGCGCTAATCATATCAGTCGGGATATGCAGCTCGCAGTAGCCTCTTAAATCTGCCATAACATTGGTAAGTTTAGCCAATGCCTCATATTCTTTTTTTAATTCCGAAAAATGCGCGGATAGCCGTTCGTGGTTATCTGCCATTTTTTTAAGCTCAGTCTTATCTGCCATTTTATTATACCCTGTTTAATCTGTTGTTATATCCGGCGGAAACATCTCCGGCGACGTCAGCCACGCCTGGATTTATCGCCGCCATTTCTGCTGCCGCTTGTTCTTGCTCTTTCGTTTTGTCGACTTTTTCCTCGTATTCGTCGCTTGTGAGTAAATGGTCAAGCGGCATGCCGTTAGCTAAGGTAAGTGTCTTTAAGCAGTCGTATGTCTTAAAGGCTAAAGGTATATATTTATCAAATGCCGATAACCCTGTTGCGATCTGCAATGTTTGAGCAATGCCGTTAGCCTTAATGAGTTCTTGTGCTTTGTGTTGTTCGCCCTCATATTGAATCGCACAATAAGGCTCGCCGGTGGTTAATAGCTCAGCTAATTCTTGCGGCATATTCGGCGGTAGTTTGCCTTGTCTTTGCATAATATCTAGCTCGCGCATAACCATTGGGCTTAAAAGTTCGTTTTCTATCGGGAAAACCTTAATACTCATCATCATTGCACGTTCCATGGCGCGTTGGTGGATTTCGGTCGCCGTCATTTTCCCCTCTTGATAGAACATCATATAAAGCGGCACGAGGTAATAATCCTCTATCGCTTTTGTTATAAGTTCTTCAACCTCAACACCTATGCCGGTAGCGTCGCCGGTTTGTAACGGCTTTAAGAGTTCTCTACCCTCGGCGTCTAGTGTTCCGGGGATAATCGCGCCGGCAATCGGCACAATGCCACCCATGGCCGCCTCGCGTCTTGCAAGCAATGGCGGATCCACAGCCTTTTCGGCCGACTCAATAACCGACTTTCTGATACGCTGCAACATTCTGATTTCGGGTAGGGCGTCAATCGTCGGCGAAGATGAATAAACATCATTATCAAGCGCATTAAAGCGCAAAAATTGATACGGGCAGGAAAAGAAAAATCCCTCGTCAATAATAATCGGCTTGTTGCAGTCGTCTATTAGTAAATAAGCCTTATACCTCGGCTTAAAGACATATATAGAGCCGTCCTTACGCTTGATTTTTTGCTCGGTCGTTTCAATTTCTTTAGGCGAGAGTTTATAAACCACATGCACAAGTTTAACATCAGTTTGGTTATCTTCCAAAATCCGGCTCCATAAATCTTTCGGCAATACATTTTCCGGTTTTTTACCTTTAGCAATAATTTTTTCGGCGACTTCCCAACCTTGCAACTTCATTTTGTTGTAGCATTTTTTTATACTGCCGTCAGCGCCTAAAACCGCATAAAAGTCTTTCGGGTGCACGGCGCGGTAGTTCATACCGTCGCCCTCAGCGTCCTCATCAACGAACATGACGCCTAGGCCAATGATAGAGTTTCTATCCCAAATCTTAATAATTGCTTTATTAAATCCGGCGCTTGCCCGATAGCGCAATTCAAACAATGCGTCAGTCAAATTTTCAAGCCACGCCGCAACGCTTTCCTTTTTGCTTAAAGCCTTATTCGGCGCAATAAGCCGGTGCCAACGTTCATTTGGCGGCGTAACGGTTGACTGCAGCGCAGCGATAAATTTACCTCTTGCACGCTGCGCTGCCGTTGATAATAGGTCGTCGTTACCAAAAATCGCCGATGAATAGTCCTTAGTGATATATGCGTTCGTCGGATCTACCAACTCATAGGCCTCCTGCCAAACTTTAAGCCACGGCTGACGTTTACTTTCCAAACTTTTAAGCTCGCGCATAAAGCGTTCTTCTATTTTTTCTTCGCGATTCATGGTTTACCCTTTCGTCTAGGCGCCTAAAGTGCCACCAATCCCTAAATAGCCGTTGCCTTGCGGTATAGCTGCGCCACGTCTGCGGTGTCTGTTTCTTGTGTCGTTAATATAAACCTCTATATCGTCTTTTTCCGTGGTAGTCGGCACTGCTGATCTGCTATATTGTAAAAGTTTAGGGGCAGCGGTGCTAACCGTTTCAACTGCTGATTTTTGTAAATTCTCGGCAATTTGCTTAGCCTCACTCGGCATGGTAACAGCAGTTGTTTGCGCGCTGTTCGGCGTATGCGAGGTGTTTTCTTGGATAGAGTTCTTTTGTTCCGGCATAGCAAGTGGTTCTTTCTTTTCTTCAACCACCGGCATTTCTTCGGCTGCAGCTTTACCTTTTAATCTTCCTATTAGAGATTCAAGGGTGCCGCCTTTGTTTTTCGGCGCTGAACGGCGGATCCATCTATTCATTCGACTCATTGTAAACATAATTTTACTCCTTTATCCTAAAAGTGTTGTTCCTGAAAGTTTGTTATAATCCGTTGAGGTATTAGCCCCGTCGGTATTGTTTGTGCTGCCGCGGTTGCGCCGTGCTTTTCTGTCGCGCAAATCAGATATATAGGCAAGCAACTGGTCATAGTCGTTTTGCGCGTTGATAGGATCCGAGGCATTTTTAATCTTGCCGCTGTTAATAAGCCCGTCGCCGGATCCGGTTAGGTCAACTGCTCCAAATGACGCACTTTTTACTAAATTTTTTGCCGCGCCGTCTATATCGCCACTTAATAAACTTGTGGCGGCGCCGATAGTCCCTTTAATAGGGCTTGTGGCGACTTTTACTGCCTTTTTAACCGTTTTGGTTACGGCTTTTGTTACCGCTTTTGCCGCTTTTCCCATAATATTACTCCTTTCCGTAAAGCCAAACTGTTTTGCCTTTTTCCGTTCCGATAGGTCTGCACCCTAAAAACTTATGCATTTTGGTTTGCATTTTGCCTTTTTTAGATAGCGTGAACATAGGCAAACCACGTTCAGCCACTTTATCAATAAGCTGCTTTGCATACCTCAAATAAAAAGGGCTTATTCTTTTATCCGGCGTAAACCAAATAAAATAATTGCCGTCAATATATTCAACCGCCAAAACACACTTATATTCGCCCACGATAATAGTGTAAGCCTCGCCGTCTTCCAACCCCGATTTATCGGGATCAGCTTTCCACTCGGCCATACCAATATCATTAAAGGCAATACTTTCAATATCGCCTTTTTTATATTTTCTGACTGTTGCCATGGGGCTACCTTTTATAAAAAATTGTTTCATACACCCGACCGCCGTTGCATGCCGGAAACGTGCCGTCAATATCAAATAGCCGCGCGAGTGCGTCTATCATATCGTCATGATTGCAAGCCGGATATTTCAGATATTCGTCCTCTATAAAGGCTCGCGTAAAATCTTCGTTATCGCCGTCCGTGGTTATAAAAGGCAACCGCGTCGGTATAAATATTTTTCCTTGCTCAAACAGCGGTTGCAGGCGTTCTATCCGCTGTCGTTTAGCCACTTTTCCGCCGAGCTTTACAATATTAAATCTGAAATGCCTCAACTCCATTTCGTATTCAATATGCTCTTTGTCCGCCTGTTGGCCATACTGCTCATAGTAAACCGTATTCGGCGTGTATCGTTCTACAAACTTAAATAAAAGGTTTGTTCGCTCCGATAAATTTAATCTGTCGCGCACACCATCAATCAAATAATAATTCTTATCTTTACCAAGCCCTAAAACAATCATCACCGTATAATCACTCTTTTTATCTTTAGAGCTTGCCGGATCCACAATAATATATCTGTTCATATCTTCCCAACCGTCGCCCTTGTAATATTTTAGCCACTCTTTTTTGAAATAGCGGTTATTTGCAATAGACGGGTCCAACAGCATTTGCGTTGCAAACACTGCCGCGCCCATTTTGATACGCTTTAAGGCAAGTTCTTCCGGATCCAAAAACACCGAGGTTGAAAAATCTGCCGGGTTTGTCATTGCCGGTTTAATCCGCGGTTTAACCACGCCGCGCTTAATAATATCTGTATATGTGTCGTTAAAAGCGTAAAATGTCCCGATCATCTGTATTTTGCCGTCCTTACTCATAAGGTTTAGACTCATATTAAACGCACGCGTTGTCTTTAGTATTTGCTCTGGTGTTGATACGCTTTCAAGCGTCACTAAGTCGTCATAAACAAGCCGGTCATAGTGCATGCCGGTCGGCTGTCCCTCTACTACACCATGCGGCGCGATAGTCATCTCTTTACGCGTGCTTTTACGCTTAACCATAAAACCGTCTTCCGTCCACTTCGGACTCTCTTTTTGCGGATTAGCGTAAAATATTTCCGGAAATAAACCTTTTAGCAACTCATTTGTTTCAAGTGCTTGTTTAATTTGTATAACAAACTTGCGCGCCATATCCAATTTATGACTGAATATGCCGGCGGTTAGTTCGGGGTTGTTAATAATTTCAAATATCCTATATGCAAACGTAATAATTGTTGACTTATAGTGTGCGCGCGCCCATAGGTCTAAATGGCCAAACGGATCCGCCTGAAATTCGCGGCACCTGTCTAATACCCATTGCTCATTTGCATACTCAGCCTTTAAGACATAAACGAGCAAAAAGAATAGGTCATTTTTGGCGAGTGTTCGCCATATCTTTATCTTCTCCTGGTCCGACAACGGTATTAAGGATTTCAGCAATTCCCTGTATTGCGCAATCGTTCGGGGCAAATTCAACCTTTCCATTGTGCTTAACCGTTCCCTCCATGGTTAGATTAACATTGTCACTGTATTTCTTCGGCGCCATGCGCGCCATGGCAAACTTGCGCGTGTCAATTCTGAGCTTCGCCCTCGCGACCGCGTCCTTGTCTGCGTCAACACCGTCGGCGATTTCCATAATCTCGTCAAAGAAATAATCCGCACGCGCCTCGCGTGCTTGCGTGTATTGTTCCGAAAACTCCGTATTTAGCCAAACATCAACCGTTGTCAGTGGCCACCCCTCCGCGCGGCAGATAGCGCGCAAGCTTTCGCCGTTACTAATCCGCGAAAATATGCGCTCCGCGGCGGCTTTGCTTTTCCATTTCGCTTTTGGCCGTCCTTTTGCTTTGGCTTTCTTCATAGCTTTACCTTTAAGTTAAATCCGCGCGGCACGGCAGACTGAAAACCGCGCCGCATTGCATTTTTCAACGCCGGATTTAGCTGATTACCGTTCGGGAGTTTACCAAACAAAACTAAAAAAAACCGCGCCGGAGGAGTGGACGCGGTTAAAATAAAAAGCCTGTTTGCAGGCAGACTTCTTATTCTACAAATTTTTATAATCAAAAAAGTCGAAAATGTAAAATACAAAAGTGTAAAAAAGTGTAAAATTTTTATGTCTATCATATTTTTATAAATCAATTTAAAACAGTTATTTATAAATTTGATTTTAGACACAAAAAGCGTGATGTAAAATGATGTAAAACGCGTTAACCATTTAGACAAAATAAAAGGGCTACACGCCGCCGTTAAAACGTTTCAAACAGCCTTTAAGCGCCTTGTTTAGATATAATCTCAGCATTTGCCGGCTCTTTTTAAACTCATATTCCAAAGCTTTCCACGGCAGCGGCCGCTCGCGTATTCTCGCTGCTAAGAGCCTATATTCAAACTTGGTGCACCCCCTCATAATATTCTCGTCAACATACCAACAGTCGCTTATATCAACCGTATCCGGCATAAATCTTTCTGCCTCTGCCTCGTCGTCTTCATAAGTCGGCGTTGATACAATAAGTTGATATAAACGATTTTTAGCCACACTCGGCAGCTTTACCGCAGGCAGGGCGTTAAGCGTCTTAAAGTAGCGCATAAGCTCCCTTTTTACGTCGTCTATGGTTTCAATTTTTCCGATCATCTTCCACTCCTTTTAAAAAAATTCGTTTTTAACCGCTTATTTTAAACTCAGCGATAATCTGCTCATAAAATTTAAATTCACGTTACAGACCGTCCAAAAATCGCCTGCAACAAGATTATTTTTAGCGAAATAATGTAAAATCTCGCCGCGCTCTTTTTCCCTTTGCCGAGCCGCCGTTAGGCGGAAAGCAAGCGTCAGCTTGCGCCTCGTTGTCAAAGCCGCAAGGCTTTGCAACGTTCTTATCTTTACCGAGCAAAGCGAGGTAATACCATTAACCCATTTATTTGCCGTATATCGTAGCGCCGTCATTGCAACGGGTAAGCCGCAAGGCTTGTCCGCAATGGTGGCGCAATAAACGGCAAAATCTTTTTCCTTTTTCCTCATCTTATCCCCAATCCTTTCAATCCTTTTTCCTTTTCCCCTAAAACCTCTTAATCTTTATCCTATATCCTTTAAACCTCTAACCTTTATCCTTAATCTTAATCCTTTACCCAAAACCCTATATATTTTTCTTTATTTCTTTTTTTGTTTCTTTTTTTCTTTTTTTCTTTTGCTAATTTTGCGTTTTTTGAGATTTAAGTTATTTTAAGTGACTTTAAGTGACTTAAAGTCAAATTAAGTCATTTAAGTCAAAAAATAATATAAGACAATGATTTACTTTTCTTTTTTAGATTTGTTTTTAGCCTTGCTGATAGACGCATTGCGTTTTTTAATTGCCTCGTAGCGCATAACATTCGCGTCCATAGTTTCCCGAAAACTCATAAACAGCACGCGCGCGGCAGGGCTTAGCTGCATAATATCCACGTCATTACCCATGTTGTAGTCGTGCATGGCTAAAAAAGCCTCCTTAAACAGCTCGCCGTCTTCGTGACGAATAGCCTCCACACTCGCCGCCGGCACAACCCAACCTTTTTTCTTATCGTCGTTCTCATCAGTCATTTATTTAATCCCTCCAAAAAATAAAAATATTAAAACAAGTTTAATTGCTCATCTTTTTCCACCGCACGCTTAATGTTATATTCATTAAGCCGACGGCGGATAATTTCCACATACTTATGCTCGCGCTCCATAATAATACAATCGCGCCCCAAATTACGACAGGCAACGGCGGTGGTGCCGCTGCCGCCGAACGGATCCAATACAATATCGTTTTCGTTGGTAAAATAGCGGATAAACGGATATATCGCCTTTAACGGCTTTTGCGTCGGGTGATCACTCCGTTCGTTGCCGGAACATATCGGCAAAAAGACATAATCCGGCTGTTGGCCAATCTCGTAATTAAATGTTAATTTACCTCCGGGCTTTTGCCACATGCCGGCAATTTCCCATGCATTCATAAATTTGACTTTTCGCGCCTGCGGCACCGGGTTTTGTTTGATAAATGCAAAATACCCTTTACACTTAAAACCGTGCGCCTCTTGCAAATAACGGCTTAAAAAGTTTATCCTATCCTTGTCAAAGAAAGAGATGAGCATACCCCCCCCTCTCAGTTTTGGCATACACAGATCAACCCACCGCTTTGTAAAATACATAAACTCGTTAAATCCCTCAAATTTATCCCACTCGCCGAAATCGTGTGAAATCGTCGCAGCTTTACCGAATTTTTGAGAGCAATGCGAACGTGTAATTTTAACCTCGTTGGCAATGCCATACGGCGGATCGGTCAAAATCATATCAACCGACCCGTCGTCAACATTACGCCGTAAAAGTTCTAAACAATTCCCCTCTAAAACTTCTATCATATCCCAAGTGCCAATCTGTATGTATCTATGATATAGTCTTGCTCGTCACGGTCGGCTTGATTCATCTTGCGAAGTTTAATGCATTCGCGTATTGCCTTAACGTCGTAGCCGACACTTTTAGCCTCTGCAAATACCGCCGCAATATCGTCGTTAATGCCTTTCTTTTCTTCGTTAAGGCGTTCTATGCGTTCCACAAAAGAAATCAGCCGGTCGTCCGCAACCTTTTGCCGTTTTTTATCCTCCTCGGCAACGCACTCTAAAACCGGCTCATTTTTAGGATCGTTAATTTCGTAAACTTTTCCTATCATAGCTCTACCCCCCCCGATACCGGCACCAGGGCGCGGCTTGTGCTTTCGCCGCCTTCCTCATTGCTTAGCTCAAAATTTTCATTTTCCATAATTTTACTTCCTCTTACTGTTCTATTGACCATTTAGCGGCAACAATACCAAGTTTTAAGTATTCTGCTGCCTTTGCGAATAGTTTTTCGTCAGCACCGCGCCGTTTAAGCTCGTCTAACATAGCTTGCAAAAGCTCGCCCGTCTTATCTATCCGCGCCATAATGCTTTCGCTATCGGCAGGCGCTACCCCCCCCCGATAGCATTTCCGGCACGGATATTTTCTTTTTCCGTCCTCTTGTCATATTCCCTCGCTTTCATTGTTTGGTTGAGTTGAAAAATTTGCCACCGCGACATTATCCACATTTGCGACGATTGGCGCCACATTAGCAAATATCGCTTTCGCGGCTAAAAATTCCGGTGAACATACTGTGGCCTTGTCTTCCGGACAAGGTAAATCGTAAAAATCGTTAGGCATAACCGCGCCGCCGGTATATGCAACAATCCGCTGCATATTCTCTTTTGTCGGTATGCGGTCGCCATTAGCCCAGGACGAGATTAAGCCTTGCGATACTCCCAAGGCCGCTGCAACTTCGGCCTGTGTAATATTTTTCGCCCTTATATATTCTTTGAAATACATAGCTTTAGCTCCTTTCACTTTTTTATTATTGCAGTTTGTAATAAATGTCAACAATAAGTTTATTGCAATTTGTAATTTTGTTTAAAACTTGCATTTTATTACAATTTGCGATATAATTTAATTGTGAGGTGTGTTATGAAAAATAGTCTTAAAGAAGTTCGTGTAGCAAAGGGATTTACTCAGCAGCAACTATCAAAGCTTAGCGGTATATCACAATCGCATATTGCACTTATGGAAAAAGGCGACCGCGGTATTGATTTTGACAATATGGAAAAATTAGCCCAAGCCCTCGGCGTTAAGCCTTATGAATTACTACCAAAAGATTGGCAACCGGACGACATCACGCCCGAAGAAAGAGAAATTTTGCAAATGATCCGCAAATCAAAAGCAGCGGATAATAACACAACCGTCGCCAAACCTAAAGCCGGCTAACAGTAACGAGGTCACTTTATGAGTTATTATCTTACCCCCTTTTTAGCTCTTTGGATTGTTTACTTATACCATGAATATTACATAAAATATCAGGAAACAAATAAAATCCTTAAACACAGACGCGATTTGTTAGATGTATTACCTTATTTCATGGATAGCAACATTCATTCTTCCGCTAAAAAACTAAAAGCAAGTAAAATATTTCAAGACGTAGTTGACCATGGTAAATATTTTGAGTGCACTCTTTGGGAGTCAAAAAATTTATTTATTATTTACAAAGGCGAAAATACTCATGAAATTAGAAAATATATCATAGAGTCCTTGTTTGATTTAAACGAGGAGTTAGCTAAATTATATCCTATAAACAGCGGGTGCCGTGCCAAATATGCTCTTATTGAGTTATCTTCCCTTGCGGAAAAGTCTAAACAAAATAAATCAACTACCAAATAAACACCCTTATTTAAAAAAATTATCCACAGCTAAACCGCTTATTTTTTAAGCAGTTTAGCTTTTTATTTTTTAAAATTATTTCATTTTGCAATTTTTTTTATTGACATTTATTACAAACTGCAATATTTAAACTTTCAGAAACCAACAAAACTGAAAGTGAGGGACTATGTCATACAATTTTAACAACGAGCCACGCGGTGAAAGTCGTTTAAGTAAGGCCTTAAAGATTTTAGCAATCGTGTTTATTCTTATCGCAATTTATAAGCAGCACCAATTTGGCCAAACAATGGACCGCTGTAATGAGCTTTATTCCAACATAGAGATAAATCAACAAATTGCGCAGCAGATGTTAGAACACATTGCCGATAATACCACCGCAATTAAACAGCTTGTTGAGGTTGATTATGAATAAATCAACTTTTATCGCTAACAAAACACCGGCATATCAAGGTTGGCAACCATATCCGCAAAACAAGCCTGCCGATACCGACGAGGCAAAATTAAAGGACTATGTCGCCCTGGTGCCAAATCCTAACTTTATCAACAAATTTGCTTACCGAAACAACATTAAGCGTTTTGCTGTGCGTATCGCTTTTTGGCTCGGTGATCGGTTTGTTGATGATTTTTGCCAACCGCTTAACGTTCATTATTTTATTGAACTACCGAGCCATAGCTGAGGCGCACCATGAATATTGTAAGCAAACTTTCAAAAATCCACCGCGATTTATACCAAACCGAAGTTAGCGGCGTTGTTTATGACATTCGCCGCACGCGTGGCGGTTGGTGCGCACATGACCGTTTTGACGGCACCTGCTTAACTGCGCCGGTAAAAGAAGTTGGCCAAGCTATATTTTTGTTAAAATCACGTCTAATGGGGAGTAAAGACAATGGTAACAGAACAACAGAAACAACTGACAAAAGCGTATCTAAATAGCACCCTTGCTGAGGGTTATTACTGGATTCAAATTGCGGACTGCACACCTTTTATTGCGTATCTGCAATATCCGAATGAAGTCGCTATAAGTGCAGCGCAAGCGGCAGGGCGTGAGCCGCCGCAGCAATCATTTATCGGTTGCCCGACAGGCTTATTTATCGGCGCACTTAGGACGTTAGGCGTTTTAGCGCCGGTCACGCCTTACAAGGCAACCAAACCGAAACAACCGCGAGGCAAACCTGAAATTAGTCCACTCGGCGGCGCCTCGCGTCCTCAAATCTTAGTGCATTTACCTAAAGGAGCTTAAAGTTATGTCTTTTATGTTTGTTTTTTTATTTTTTATGTTGGTCATAGATGTCTTAGCCATTTGCCAGGACGAACACTGCAAGGCCTCTATTCGTCATTGGTGGCATAAAATTTTATGTGGTTTCGGTAAGCATGATTTTAAGCCGGTCCGCACCTACCGCGTTAGAAGAACAACCTATCAATGTGAAGTTTGCCGTTATTGCGGTATTGCTCGCAATGTAACTAAGGACTGTGCCCATGACGAAGAAGAATAACGTATCAGATCCGATGTTGCTCATCTTAAAAGAATATCAGCTGATGTTTTGGCAGGGCGTTGCCTCTAACCTTAAAAACACAATCATAATGATAAAGCGGCATAAAAATATAAGCCTTACAGCACTTTTGGCGGCATTAGAAATGGATTTAAAAAATGCCGAGAAACATATCGCTGATTTATCAACCCCAATTTGCTCGAACGATAACGAGGAAAGGAACACCTTATGCAATTAAAGCCATTAAAGTTAAACGAAATTGTTAAATCTGCGCGGCTTGGCAAAGAAATGACGCAAAAGCAAGCAGCAAAAGAGTTAAACATTACTCCGCAATATTACCACGATATAGAAACCGGCCGTCGCGCCCCGACGTTTTATAAAACCGTCAGAAAGCTGTCGCAATTTACGGGGTTAAGCGAACGGGATATTTTATATTTGGCTGTTTTTAGAAAGGAAATTAAATGACAGAAAATGAGTTTAGAGAAAAGGTTAAATTAGCCTTAACAGAAATATCGTCAGTTGTTGCCTATACACTGGAAAATCTAGGCAATAATATTGACGACTTACCGATTAACGGCTTTCTGCTTTCAGAGTGCCCGAACGAATGTTTGGAGGAGGCGCTTAAAAACGATAGGCTATTTAATTGTGTCGCTATCAAAAACGAGCTTTCGCACCGGAGGAAAGTAGGTTATAAAATATTGCCTATCGGCCTAGCAGAAGATAATCCTCCTGCCGGTATTGTTGAGCCTGAATCTAATAATCGTTGTCTATCATACATTGATGATAAAACTATTGAACAACTTAGAGATGACGCCCAAGGCGATGAAGAAAGAAAAAAATTTATAAGAGAACTTAATTATCGCCGCAACATAGGCGTTAAAATTATTCGCTTAGGGGAGGACTAACAATGTTTTATAATTTTTCTTTTGAAGACTTAATTAAATGTGTTGAACGCGAAATTGCTATGCGCAAGCGTGTTTATCCGAGCCGTGTTGCCGCCGCTAAAATGACGCAAGGACAGGCAGACCGAGAAATTGATATGATGAAATGCATTAGAAAGTGCTTAATAGCGCTCGGCTTTATAGAACTGCTGGATGAGATTCAGAGAAACCCTAAATCATTTATGAGTTGCGTTGAATACATGAATAAATACAAGGACGAGCTGCAACAAGATATGTCTGTGTCGGAGGGTAAAGATGCGTAACATATACCCCGTAGAAGATTTGATTAAGTTTTTGGACAATGAAATTATTGCGTGCGGTCCTCGGCAATTCAAAAGAATAAGCATGCTACGGACAATAGAGCATTACGTTAGATTTGTTGAGAATTATAGACTTACCATGTTTAAGCAAAGTTGCAGCATGGCGACCTCAGTAAATTCTAATCCGGCAACTAACGCAGATATAATAAGCTTTAACGCACTTAAAGAAATCTACCGCTACCGCGATAGACTAACTATGCTTTTATATAAAGCGGATAAAGTTTTACAAGCTATCCAAAAAGATTGCGAGGGTGATGAATACTCAATTTATAACTATGGCGAAGTCCAAGAGTTTTACGAGTTTATTCGCTTTCACGAGAAAGAAAGTTGGACATGGCCGAAACATATTAAGGAGGGAAAAGATGAAAAATAAAATGTCTGATTTGAATAACCATTTATTTATGGCGCTAGAACGTCTTAACGACGACGATTTGCCCCCGGATAAATTAGAAATTGAAATTGATAGAGCAAAAGCTATCGGCTGCGTTGCCGCCAATATTATCGCAAATAACGCTTTAATCTTAAAATCGGAAATGGCTAAGGCAAATGTGTTAGACGCCGATTTTAAAAATCCTTTAATGATAGGTAACAGTCATGAGTGATTATACTGCTGAACAGCGCGCTTTTTTAGAAGAAAATTATCTCGGTGTTAAAACCAGAGATCTTGCGCAGATGTTTAATGACCGTTTCGGCACCGAAAGAACACGCGACCAAATTAAAAGTTATTTAACTAATCATAATTTGCATAACGGCGTAGTTTGCCAATTTCCTAAAGGTCATATACCGGCTAATAAAGGTAAAAAGATGAACCCGGAGGTTTATGCTCGCATTAAGGCGACGATGTTTCAAAAAGGACACCGGCCGGCAAACTATAAACCTATCGGATCCGAACGTGTTGATAAAGACGGTTATCATTTAGTTAAAGTGGCTGAGCCTAATATATGGCGCGCCAAGCATGTTATCCTTTGGGAAAAATATAACGGCCCGGTGCCAAAGGGGCAAAAAGTTGTTTTTGCTAACCAAAACCACGACGATATTCGTATTGAAAATTTACTAATCGTTTCAGCGGCGCAGCTTTGTGTTGTTAATAAAAGACGCATGGTTTACCCGGACGCCGAATTAACAAAAGCGTCATTATCTTTGGCGAATCTCTTAATTGGTATATCTAAAAGAAAACGGAAAGGAGCAAGAAAGTGAAAAATTGTTATTTGCAAGTTTTAGGCATTAACCACCGCCGATTTGTCGGTATAGCCAAATCAGAGGGCAAAGCCTATGATTTTTATGAGATGAACTTAGAGGGCTACCGTCCTCCACAAAACAAAGAAGAAATAGAAAACTGCTATCGCGTTGCTGAGATTTATTATAACGGTTGTGTGCGCCATACCGGCGCATTTGGTGTTGCCACCGCTACCGCCGAGCAGATCCGGCAATATGCCGTAGAAAGCGCCAAAAACATTTTATCTGAAAGCGAGGGGTAATATGCTTGATTATTATAGCGCTTATTATTCCTTAAAAAGGAAAAATCAACTCTTAGAAGAAGAGATTAGAGATTTAAAACAATTTGCGGCGGCGGCTTGGGGATTATCTATTGTATGCGTCGGTAGTTTGATTTTAGTTTTGTGGTTACTTTAAATAAGGATATTTTTAGCATGATGACATCTTTAGAAAAAGCCCTGATTAGAAAACTTGAGGAGCTAACTTATGAAAATGAACAACTATGTAAGCAAAACAGTCAGCTTGCAAAAGTTGTTGAATACGCACAAGGGTTATGCGAACAAATAATTTTAAGTCAAACTAACGGAAAGGAAACGCCGGGGCAAAATGTATATTTTAATGATATAAATATTACCGGCATTTTAGCAGATATAACCAAGACTTTAAGAGGTGGTAATAATGGCTAGTATCTTAAAACTCGTTTTAACAGACTATTGGTTTGAAGAAATTAAAAGCGGCCGCAAAACACACGAATATCGCCGAAAAACTAAATATTGGGAAAATAGACTTAATTGGAACGATATTTTCAGAGAGTGGATTCCGTATGTTCAATTTCAAAAAGCATACAGAAAGAATCCCGAAACAATGATATTTGAAATTCTATACATAGCAGTCGTAGATGGTTTAAATACGGATTTACATTGTGCTGAGCCTGTTTTTGACATTAAACTAGGAAAACGCGTATATATGTCCGACTGCGAGCTTTGTGAGTATTATATTGATTATGCAGATCCCGATTGTCTGATAGGGTCTAAAGCGGCCGTGTTTTTAGGCTCAAAACATTGTCTGCTTTTTAAGAGTAAAAAATAATTAAAAAGTTTTCTCTTCCTGCGATGTATAACGGTCGTATTCCGGTCTTGCCGATAGGAAGAGATTAAAAGCCATTTATCGGCAAGAGTCAATACGGCAAAACACCTCCTTTCTAGTTCTTTTGAGGGGAAGAAACGCGGCTATCCTGCCGGTAACGGTCAAGCCTAGTGTTTTGTTTTTATAATGGGCAAAGGATAGCGCCCCTCTTTTTAAACTTGACTCTCGGAGGTTTTAAATGTTATTAAACGCAAAACAAGCGTGTAGATACGTGGGACTAAAAAGATACATGTTTGATTCCGCTGTTAAGAGTGGCCAAATCAATTTTTTAACCCCGTCCAAGCGCAAAATGTATAATACGGAGGAGCTGGATCGGTGGCAAAAAAGCACACAGAGCCATATAGATTGTATCAAAACCGAGGGATTTGGTATGCCTATATCAATTTCACACGACAAGACGGTAAGATCTACCACTATCGCGGAACTACTGGAACGCGAGAAAGAGCGATTGCGGAAAAATGGGTTATTGAAAAAATCAATCAAGCCTATCAAGAAAACCCGACAGCTACAACAAGCATAACATTTGACACGGCCTGCTTATTATTTTATGAACGGCACGGGCAATATTTATCACGTCCCCTAGAGGTGCTACACCGATTAAACAACTTAAAACAACATCTTAATATTTACAATTTATCCGATATTTCAAATATAGCCATATCTAAAATGGTAGAAAACCGCAAGCATGAAGTTGCTAACAGCACAATCAACCGCGAGTTAATGCTTTTATCTTCAATCCTTAATAAGTGCGAACTTTGGGGTTATACTGTTCCCCGGATTAAAATAAGCCGTTTTAGGCTTAAAGAAAAAGCGGAAAACATTAAATATCTTGATAGTTGGGAAACTGCGCAAAAAATTATAGATGCCGCGGCAGAGCATTTAAAGCCGGTTATTTATACGGCTCTATATACCGGGCTACGGCTATCAAACCTCTTAAATTTAAAATGGCAAGAATTAGACTTTATCAATAATACGATAAACATTAAAGTTAAGGACAAGACCAAAGACGGCGGCAAAAACTTATCTATTCCGATGATAGATAAATTAAAAAATATTTTACTCATGCAACCAAAAATTAACGAATTTGTCTTTAATTATAATGGAAGACCAATAACAACGGTAAAACACTCTTGGCATACCGCTTTAAAGCACGCCGGAGTGCCTTACACAAATTTTCACACATTGCGCCACACGGCGGCAACTTGGATATTAAAAAAGACGGGAAACCTCAAATTGACGCAACAGATTTTAGGGCACGCGGACATTAAGACAACATCTAAATATGCGCACGTCTTAGATGATGAAAAAAGGCAGGCACTAAACGCGGTTTTTGAGTAAAGTTGCCACAAAGTTGCTAAATTTTAAAAGTTGTTAAATAATTATTATGGTAGAACAAAAACTTATAAAAAACGGTGCACGCATTCGTAATGCGTGGGTCGGTGGTTCAAGTCCACTAAACGGCACCATTATAAAACCCTAGAATTTACTAGGGTTTTATTATTTTAAAACCATGTTTTTAAAATGTTAAAAAATGCTAAAAAATGTTAAAAAATGCGGATTCTTTTTAATAAAGTTGTTACAAAGTTGCTAAATTTATTAACAAAGTTTTAAGTTTAATATTTGATATTTCCCTAAACTTAACCAAAGATAAGTTTAGGGTGATAAACTTAGTGTCCATTAAATTTTTTAATTGCTTGTAATTCGCGTTTTGCAATATCCAGGAGGATTTTCTTGCGGATTTCTTCTTGAACGCCCTCATTTATGATATTATGAGGCGAATAATCGGGAAATTTATTGAGAATATTTTGCACAAAAGGCACAAATTTATCGCCTGTTTCATAGCCTATCACCTCGCCGGTGTGCGGATTATACGCGCCGATATATTTATCAACATGGCAAAGATAAATGTGCTTTGTCTTCACGTTTCCCCCTATATACTGTTTAAGAATCATTGTCAGCTTGTTTGCATATTTCTAATTCTTGCCGGAGCTTGTCAATTCGCCCGATCCACTCCCATGTTGCCGGATAATCTTCTGCGGTCGCGTTTTCTAATTCTTCCGCCACCGCCGGGCCGGCGAGGGGGTAAACAGGACAAAAATTATAATTGACCTGCACGCATGAGTTTGAGCAAGCCGTCACGGTTAGCGTTAGGCTTAGCATGAATAACAGCTTTTTTATGCGCGACATCTTCCACCTCTTTTTTCTCTTGTTCGATAATAACAATTTCTTTTTTTGCGGCTTTTAATGAGCATTCGGCCGCCACTCTTTTTTCAACTTGTCGGTTGCTCCACCAAAAAAACAAGCATATCCCTACAACGAGAAGAATAAACCTCAGCACTAAATCAATCATCTTCGCTTTCGTTATCATGGCTTTTAGCTCCCCTTATTATATCAACAAGTTGCTTTAAGGTGTGTAACGGTTTTTCGGCCAATAGCCGCAACAAGCCGCCGATGACATCAAATATTTCGCGCGCGTAGCTACAACCACCGCCAATAATAGCGACAGTTGTGTAATAATTAACATCAAGCCCTTTGCATATTGAGCCGATAATAAGTGCAATGGCTATGCTCGCAAAAACTTTTTTAATTTTATCCGCCCTCGATAGCGGCTCTCTAGTCCAAACAAGCGAAAAGCACCCAAAAATTAAGCCTATAATTCCGCTTTCAAAAAATACGTCTTTAATCTCTTTTAACATTTTATTACCCTCTAATCTATATCATTGAAAAATAAATGGCGCCCGATAATAACACACGGCGTTTTGCCCTCTGCCCAAAATGGTTTTGGACAAGCTTTTGGATTATAATAATGTGTTGCGCCTTTGGTTATATCTTCTAATTCGCCTTTGGCAGCAGCAAGAGCAATCTCAACGCAGTTAACAAATCGCGCTGCGGCGGTTGATACTTGAATGATAATCTTACGGTTTGGATCGTTCTTATTCCAACAACTATACTGCCATTTACGCAAACATGTTTCAGCGATTGTCGGCGTTTTAACACCGTCAATAACTTCATAACCTGCCATATTGCGCTTTTTTATCCTATTTAAAACAGTGCAGGCAACCGCTATTAAGCCTTGCCTGTCTTCGTTTCGCGCCTCGCCATAGAGGGTGCGCGAGAGTATATCTACGTCTTTTTCCCTATACATCTGCCCGTCTTTCATAAAAAACGAACAGTAATCAGCTACCTAATAATAAACACAAAATATTAAAACTTTCAACCATTTTCTTTACTGATAATATCGTTATAATCCGCAAGGCTTATAAGTCCGCAATCAACACAAAACGCAATATCTGCGGTTTGAATATCGCCGGAGTGATAAAGCCTCATCAGACTTGATATTATAAATGCGTTGTTTCCTCTAACAAACGCCAGTATGGCGCAATCAAGATAACTATTCGTCATCTTCTGCGGTTGGTAACTGTGCACGCAAATCATCAATTTCAGCGCGGCGAGCTTTGGCAACTTCCTCACGATCTGCATATTTTTCGTATTCCGGCAAAGATAAATCCGGGAACTTTACTTTTAACTTTTCAGCCAACTCCATTGCCACTTTGCAGCGCGCATAATCCAACGCGGCAAGTTCTTGTTCGCAAGCGTTAATTCTTGATATGATTTCAGATTTTTTTACCATGGTTATACCCTTTCAAAATTTGCCGCATTTTCCAAACTGTCAGGCGAGCATTGCGGCGTTTATGACTGCCTGCCCAACTTTCAAAAGATTGTTCTATTGAGGCATACGGAAGTCTACCCAATATACACAATCTTAATTGTTTCTTTAATTTGCGCCGTTCTCTTGTAATGCAGGCGCGACACGGTTTTCTTATTATCTTACCGGTGGCGGTCAGATAATATTTTGTTTTAAGCCACAATACCCCGTTTTTAATTGCAACGATTTTGGTTTTCTTGGGCGAGAGCTTAATTTTAAGTCTGTTGCACCAATATTTTATCTTGTTTAATATTTTGGCCAAAGTTATTTTATCTTTTGCGATAATATAACTATCGTCCATATAGCGACCATAAAATATTTTGTGTCCGCTGTTCGTTTCGGTAACAGCGTGGTCTATTCGGTTAGGATAACGAATCGCAAATAATTGGCTTGTTTCAGAGCCTAAGCCTAAACCCATATCACCGTAAGCGTCTATAAAATCAAAACACAATTTCCTAACGCGCGGATCCTTAAAGTGTTTGCAACAAATCGCCTTAACGACATCATGGTTAATATTGTCAAAATAGCTCTTAAAGTCTATTAAAAGCGCATAACCATTGTTGCCGTTGCGTTTATAATAACGTCTTAGCGCCGTCACCATACGATCGGCCGCAAACTTTGTTCCTTTACCTTGTTGGCTTGCGCCGTTATCGTAAATAAGCGATCGCACAAATGCCGGATAAAGCACATTTTGGCATAAAGCTTTTTGCACAACGCGTTCGTAAAACTTAACTGCCGATATATTCCGCCGCTTGCCGCGTTCATAAATATAAAATTTAGAGAATCCTCTACGCACGTCTTTACCGGCTTTTAAGTCACGGTAAAGCCGCTCCGTCATAAATAATTGGTGCATACTCCAACGTTGTGTGCTTGCTTTCCACATCACGCGCTTTTTAGCGCTATCAATAGCGTCAAATATCCGCGTTCTGTCGCAAATGAGTTTAAAATCATCAACTTGCTTAGCAAATGCGCGTTGTTTATTCAGCCTTTTTAATTTTCTTCTTTCAAAACGCTTTTCACGTCTTGTCATTATTCTACTCCCCGACATTAAGCCTTGCATGGCATTAGAGCGAAGTTATACCACATAATTGTAATAGCATAAAACAGGCGTTCGCTCGCGTTATCCTGCTATGCACTCCTTTTTATCAAAAGGGGCGTCCGCTATTCATCGTCAAAGCTCATATTTGCCTAAATTAGGCGAGGTTTAATATTCCTTTCTTTACAGGCATTGTTTTCTGCTTTAGTTAAAGCATACTAAGTCTAGCCAAAATATATGAAATCAAGCGGCGCACGTATGTTCGTGTTAGACGTGTTGTTACAGTTGGCATTGCCATTGTTGTTGACATTGCACGCGATTGACGACGAGCCACCGGCCACAGACGAGAGCCAATAGTTAGTGCGCAGCATAAATAATGTCAACCCTCAGA